CGGGGTACTCGTCCTCCGAGAACGCGCTGATCTTGATCGTGTGCCACCCGCTCCCAGGCTGGACGCTGCGGGCGTATTCATGTTCGTCCGATAGCCCCATGCTTGGGTTCCCGATCAAAAGGCAGAATACATTCGGCTTGTTGAACATACCGCGCAGCACCCTGAACGTCTCAGCAGGTACGGCCTCGGGCTCGTCCACGATCACCAGCATCCGGGTCGCATCGTCCAGGCCGTCGAGCATCCCCTCCAGGTCTTCGGGCGAGAGGCTGTCCGAGTCGGGGTCGCCGGGTACGGTCACGCCAGCATGGAAGCCGCGGAGGTGTTCAGGGTTCTTGGACGGGATGCAGATGGCGTAGTGCCTATCGTCGATCCTCAGCTCGGAGTGGAGCAGTTCACCAGGGAGCTGCTGAGTGGCCCCCAGGATGCGCGTCCTGGCCTCCGACCACGAGAGCTTGGTGATCTGTCGCATACCCGGCCCGGTCACTAGGACGCGGCTGGGGGCCGTGTAGAAGAAGGTCGGGATCAACACGCCGCTGGTGAAGGTCTTGCCGCTTGATCGGCAGGAGTTCACGCTCACGAAGCGATGCTTGAACAGCGCCTCGACGATGGCCCGCTGTGCCGCCCAGAGCTGGGTCTTGCCTGTCCTCGCGTGGCGCAGCCCAAGGATGTCCCCGATGAACTCCAGCTCGCGGCCCTGGTAGTCGGTGAACCAGGGCGAGAACGCTTGCTCGTCGAGGAGACGGTGCGCTCGTCGCGCCACATCGTCGGAGCGGTGCAGGTTGCTGACCTTGCCCGTCAATCGTCGCCCTCGATCACGATGTCCTTGGGCGAGTTGGAGGCGAAGCCCCAGCGCCCGTCGAAGAATGTATCGTCCACATCGGCCAGGGCCTTCCGCACCTGGGCGTTGTCGATCCCCGCATCGAGGAGGCTGCGAGTCACGCCGAACAGGAGGGCACTCATCTCGTCGGCGGTGTAGCTCGCCTTGTGGGCCAGGGCTATTGCCCAGTAGTCGCGCTGTTGCTTCACTAGTTCAGTCGCCGCGGTGGACAGGTTGCGGAGCGCCTGGTCCTCGGCCTTGCCGTTGCGGAGGTGCTTGCCCAGCGCAGTCAGCGCAGGACCGAGGGCCTCGGCATCCCCGTCCCTGGCCGCGGCTTCCACATCGTCGTAGAGCCTGGTGGCCCGCTTGCGGAACTCGGGGGAGTCCGTGTCTGCCAGCCGCTCGGCGCACTTGGTCACGATCAGGTCTTGGGTCGCCACGGCTCGGCGGGGGTCGAGCAGGGCCGGGTCGTTGATCGACTCCTCGAACCGCTTGCCGATCTTGCCGAACGCCTTGGAGTAGCGGCCATGCTTGAAGTTGGGCGAGGCGAGGCCAGTCGGTGCAGTCCCGCCGTGCATCTGGCATCTCCCGTTCGGCATCCCCTTCCTGCGGCACAGACCGCCAGCCTTGGTCTTGGCCCCGCAGAGGTTACTATGGGGGTTGCCTGCTACCATGGGGGTTCCACTCACGCCTCGGCCACCGGGGACAGATCCCCCGTCTTCTCGTTGACCGCCTGCTCGCCTGTGAGCTTCTGCCAACGGTTGACGATCACATCGCAGTAGGCGGGGCTGATCTCCAGGCCGAAGCACCTGCGGCCTAGTTGTTCGGCTGCGATCAGGGTAGTGCCGGAGCCGAGGAACGGGTCGGCGATGAGATCGCCCGGTCTGGAGTGCGCCGATACCTGCTTGGAAACCAGGGGCACGGGCTTTGGGGTTGGATGCCCGTGGCGGTCATCCCCATGTGGAGCAGACATCGACCAGACATCGGTAGCATTGGGATCACCCTGGGCATCGAACTCCCGGCGCTGGGCATCGAACTCCCGGCGCTGGGCATCGAACTCCTGGCGCTGGGTTTCCCATGCGCCGATCTCCACGCCACGCAAAGCGAAGAGTGGGCGCAGCTTACCCCACGCCTCCTCAGTCGGCAGGCTCCATTGTGATGTGCCAAAGTAGTGCCCCGCCATTCCGTTCTTGCCTAAGCACTCGTCGATCTCGGACCCTGTGAGCTTCGCCTCATCGCGCCAAGACATCAGGCGGTCGATGATCGGCTTGTATGCTGCCCGTGCGGCGATGTGCGCCGTCTTGGCATTGAACGAAGCGAGCAGCGCATCGGGCGAGTGCGACTTCTCGCAGAGGATCATGCGCTCGCTTCGGGGTCGCCAGCGCCTCATCGTGTCCACGGAAACCGTGCCGCCAAGGCCCGGTCCCTTGTACCACACTAGGTGGTTGAAGATGGCGAAGTGTTCGCGCAGAAGGCCCTCGATGTGCCACGCAAAGTCTGGAGCGCACCACCAGCCAGCCGTCCCCCGGTCAACCATGCGGCCAGCCCATAGGGCGAAGACCCCTTTCAGGAAGTCGAGGAACCCCTCGTACCCGTCGAAGTCGTTATCCCAGTCCTCGTCCACCTTGCCAAAGTACGGCGGGTCAGCAAGGATCAGCGCAGCCATCTCCCCGTCCATCAGCCGCGCAACATCGTCGGCGCTGGTCGAGTCACCGCAGAGAACCCGGTGCTTGCTCTTGAGCTTGAGGCTACCCATTCAGCACCGCCTTCTCGCCTGTGAGCTTCTGCCATCTGTTGACGATCACATCGCAGTACGCGGGACTGATCTCCAGGCCGTAGCACCTGCGGCCTAGCTGTTCCGCTGCGATCAGCGTTGTGCCGGAGCCGAGGAAGGGGTCGAGGATGGTTGATGTCGATGCGTTGCACAGTCTCTCCATGAACCGCCTCCACACAGACAGCGGCTTGGGGCAAGCGTGTTCCAGATCCCTGTTCTGTGCTGAATCATCACCGCTAGGCAAGAACTGGAACCCGTCAGGGTGGCGGCCCTCGCCCGCCGCGAGCTTGGGACACGCGCCCCAGACCATGACTGGCTGCCATGTTCCAAAGCCCCACGGTCCACAGGCTGTGCCGCTGCCTGTGAACCAGCACAGCGTCCACGAAGGCTCATCATAAAGCCGCATATTCGGAACGCCAGGGGTGAGGGCCACCACTTTCGAGTGCGATGCGGCGAGCGGGAAGAACCCAGCGATCAGCCCCACAAGGTTCTCGTGGGAGTCGATGTGCGTCTCGTAGTTGTTCTTCTCACTCTTCGAGTCTCCGATGCCATACGGGGGGTCTGAGAAGCATAGATCAGCCATCTCCCCGTCCATCAGCCGCTCAACATCGTCGGCGCTGGTCGAGTCACCGCAGAGAACCCGGTGCCTGCTCTTGAGCTTGATGCTACCCACAGGGGCACTCCTTCATCTCGATGCCCTCGGCATGGTCGTACTTCTTCCCGCAGTCCTCGCATTCCCAGTACGCTCCAAGGAGCCACAGGTCGCCCTCCTTCGTGATCGGTTCAGCGGGGACTTCACCAGGCCCCTCGTCCTCGACCACCTCGCCGCCCATCTCCTTCTCGATCAGACCCACGAGCGTGTCGTGGTCGAACCCGGTAGCCTCGCCCAGCTCGTCCCCGTCCTCGGTCACATGAGCAAGGGCCTGGGCCAGCTTCGTATCGTCCCACGCTGCAAGCTCCGCGGTGCGGTTGTCAGCGATGGCGAACGCCGTGCGCTGCTCGGGGGTCAGGTCATCGGCTGACACCGTGGCAATCGTGGTCCAGCCGAGGGCCTGCGCTGCTTCGAGTGTCCCGTTGCCCGCGACCACGATGCCATCAGCGATCACGATAGGCTTCCGCTGCCCGAAGGCTTCGAGGCTGGCCTTGATCGCGTCCAGGTTCTTCTTGTCGTGGAGCCGTGCGTTGTCGGGGTCGGGCGAAAGGTCTGCAATGTCTGTCTGTTCTATCTTCATTTTGTTGTCTCCTCAAGGTGTGCGCGAAGGCGCTCCATGTACCACTGAGCCTTGGCCGTGTCATCGCAGGCATCGCCTTTGAGTCCGAGCCGCCACTGGTATTTGATAGCCGAGCCTCGGAGGAAGCCGCGGTACTCCTCTGGGCTCAACATCGACTCCAGGGCTTCGATGCACTCGACGCTCCCGGCGGTGTAGTGGGGTGGGTTGATGGGGTCAAGCATCGCCGGACTCCAGCCACATCTCGGCAGCGTCAAGGTTGTGGAATGTGCGGGCGATGATCGGGCCGTCCGACCCCATGATCAACCGCCAGCCTTTGGATGACGCATAGGACGCGAGGAACTTCGGCCTCTGCCCACGAGTGGTCGTAGTGGTCATGCCGCAGGATTCAAGTTCCTCGATCCGGTTCTGGAGCCTCTCGATCTTGGTCCTCACCCTGGCCGCGGTCAGTGGATTGAGTGCCGCCACCTCGTCGAAGAGCGACACCTTGGTTGTGGGTTCTGTCATGGCTGAAGTATGGGTGGGGGTGGTCGCGGGTGTCAAGGGTTCACTCGTGGGGATTGTAGACCGCCCTGTAGGCTTCCGCGTAGGCGACCCCCCAGTACGCTGAGTGGGACCAACTGCGCTCGTGTTCGATGTCCCAGGTCATCGCATGAGCCCACTCGTGAACCAGAACCTCCACGGCTTGCGATGTTTCGAGGGCTCGGTTGACACGCACCGACAGCTTCGTGTCGCCATCCGGGCGCACATAGCCATCGCAATCTTTGGGCATCGCGCACCGCCGCACCGTGACCTCGTAGCGGTACACGGGGCAGAGCGTTCGCAGGGCCGCGGTCGCAGCGACCCATCGGGCTCGGTCTAGTCCAGCCATATCACCTGATCGACTACGGGGCCTTGGTCGGGTGCCCAGAACTGAAGCCTCTGCGCTGGCCTGGTTGACATCGCCAACTCCTCCAGCTCCCACTCGCCTTTCGACTTGAGCGTCCCGTTCACATAGCACGAGCGCGAGCCCACGGTCAGGGTCGTTGGGTTGTGGTAGTGGCCGAGCATCAGCACATCGAAGTCCTCCTCCATCGCATCAGCCCAGCGGGCGATCTTCTTCACTATCGAAGCAACGGGAACGCCAGCGAACCCACCACCTCCCTGGAACTGGTCGCCGTGGATCAGGAGCAGCCCAGCCCCCGCGATGTCGATGTGCAGATAGAAGTCCTCGACCTCCGTGTGCCAGGTCACTCGGTCACCGTCCACCAGGTCACCGAGTTGCATCCTTGCCACCTCGCTCGATACCGTGTCCCAGTTCACCCGCTTCGGGTTGGCGTTGCCGTTGTGCGGCCCGATCCGTCCGTGGTTTCCTCGAACGCTATAGACGCGCACGAAGGGGAACAGCTCGGCCATGTCGAGTACCGTCTCCGAGAACAGCGTGGGGCAGGTTGAGATCGCTTGCTCCATGTCGGTGCTGTCTACCTCCCACGGTTGGTTCGCTCGCATCGCTGACCCGTCGATATTGTCGCCGCCAATCAGGATCACGATCTCGTCGATGCGGGCGCTGTGCCTCCGAGCCTCCACGATCTGCCTGACCTGTGGGAGTAGCTGATCGTGGATCCGCTCCCTGGCGATCTCGGTGTTGAAGTCCTCGGTCTTACTACCGATCTGCCAGTCGGACAAGTGCAGCACGGCCACCTCGGTCGCGGCCTTGCGGGACTGCGCTCGCCGCCTCGGGAGGACGGGGGCCTTGTGCCCCTTCATCGCCTCGGCCACCGCTGCCATGATCCTGGCCGTGCCACCAGCGTTGCCCCGGATCTTGCGCTTCAGGCCGCGGACCTCACGCCTCAAGGACTCCATCTCTGCGGACTCGGCCATGTGACCGCCGACAGACTGCGCCGCTGGTTTCTTCTTTCTTGATGCCATGAAGCTACCCCCCCCAGGAGTATGTGCTTGGTCGATCTATAGTTGCTCCCCTCTGCCGAGGCAGCGGGTGATATGCGAGATCCAGGTCTGCGCGGTGTGGTGCATCCCCAGCCTGCCCAGCAGGAACTCACGCACGAAGGTCGTGAAGCTCACGCCATGACGCTCGTCGGCTCCAAGGGCGAGGAACTCAGACACGGCCTTGCCCGCCGTGGTTTCCGGCCCGTGGTCCCGGCAGATCACGCAGGTGCGCTTGGCTCCTGCGCTGATAGCGACCTCGGCCAGCCAGTCGGCGAGAGGCGGCGGTGTCTTCTTCTTTGGTGTCATAGTATCCCCACGGTCTTCTGGTTTTGCGCGAGGCCCCAGAGGGCAATCAGTGCAGCGTCCGCGGTGCCCGACTCCTTGCGGATCTTGCCTCCGCGCTGGGTGAGGGCCTCGCGTGATTCGGGCCAGCGTTCATACACGCTCTGGACCACGGTGGCCTTGAGCTGGACCCGTGTCCCCTTGGGCTTGCCTCGGAGTCCGTACACTTGCCAGTCCCTGGGCGACACTTCGAGGATGCGAACGCCCGCTGCCGAGAGCGCACCGTAGACCACGCCCGTGGCATGGCCGAAGCTGAAGGTGCTGACCATCCCCTGGGCTGGCATCGAGTGGACCTTTTCGATCACCGCGGTGATGTTGGACAATGCCAAGGCCGTCTTGTGTTCGGGGGCCAGGGAGCGGAGCCAGTCGCACACGGCCCACGCCTGGACTCGGGCGCTGGAGCCTGTGCCTGCCACGGGCATCGGCATGGAGCTGACCCAGGAACCATCTGCGGAGAGGGCGACAAGGGCCCCGCTCTTACCGGGGTCCACGCCCACGAATAAGGGGGGGGCACTCATCGTTCTGTTCCTCCTTCGGCTGGGTTCTTGCATTCACGGATCCCAGACGAGCGGCCGGGTGTGCTGCTTCGGGTTCCGTTGTTCCAGGCCGCGTGATCGCCTGCTCCCTTGGCGCGAACGCTCTGGCTGATCACCGTACTCTGAACGGCCAGGGTGTCCACGGCGAAGGCGAGCAGATGGGTGACGGCGGCGAGCTGCCTGTTCGCGTGTGACTCGTTGCGGGTGCTTACCACCCTGGCAAACTGGTGGAGAGCGCGACCGTCCCTGGCATCGTATGCCTTGGAGACAACGACCGGGAGGTGTGTCTCCCACTCTGGCGGGTAGTGGTCGAAGCGGTTTTGCTGCTGCGCCATCAGACCCACCTCACGCAGTCACGAGACGAAGGGCCGAGCAGGACCAGGCGGTTGCGGGCGCGGGTCATACCCACATAGAACAGGCGCACGGTTTCATCGGCAGCGGTGCCGCCCTTCTCCCAGTCTTCCATGCCTCGCTTGCTGATGTCAGGCGCAAGGTACACCGTGTCCGAGGATGCACCCTTGACTGAATGAATGGTTCCGATGACCACGCTCGGGGCTTCGAGCAGCGCACCGATCCCTCTGGTGCGGACAATCGTCTCGGCGTATGCGAACTTGGCCCGCATCGAACCGCGGACGAGCCTCATGTACCACGCCACCGCTTCGAGCGGATCGGGATCGCTCAGGGCAGCAAGGCAGCCAGCGAGTCCGTCAGGTGTGAACACCGTGCGGAGTTCCACCGAGTCGATCAGGTAGTCCTCGTAGGTGGCCTTCGAGCGGAGCTTCGCCGTGGCCTTGGCACCGTGTACGAATGTGCCCTTGTCCGCGGCCAGCGGGTCGAGCCACTGGTGCAGTTGCTTCCAGGTCCATGTGCCGTTGGTGGGCTGGAGGAACGAGAGCAGTCTGTCGATGCCGCCTCTCATCGGGTTCCACGCACCGTTCGCTTTGCGGAACGGATTGAAGAACGGGATGCCTCGCCGCCGCAGCTCGGTGATGGTCGGCCCCAGGAGGTAGGAGCAGGACGCGAGGACCATAGCGTTGCCGCCGTCCGCGATGGACTCCTCGATGTCGTTGACCAGGTGGACCGCTCCCCCGCGCATCGTGGCTTGGGGCAGGTGCGTGAGTTCACCGTTGACGGGGTTGCCGTCTTTGTCCTGCCGAGGCCGATAGTCCACCGCGTGACGTGGCCCCTCGTGCTGGGCGATCCACTGCTGGGCATAGGCTACGACCGTGGCCGGCACACGATATGACTGCGTGAGTTCGCGCTGGTTCTCCGGTGCCACATCGTCTCGGTTGGCGAACGCCTGGGCATCGGCGCCGCGCCAGGAGTAGATCGACTGGTCGCCGTCACCAGCGAGGACGAGCATCTCGCAGCCGTTGGCCCAGTGGGCGATGAGGCGATGCTCTAGGCGGCTGAGGTCTTGGGCCTCGTCCACGATCAGGGCGCTCGGGTTGCCCTTCGGTGCATCGGTGTACTCCACCGCCTGCTCGATCAGGTCCGTGAAGTCCACGAGCCCCTCGGCCCGCTTCCAGTCCGACCACTCCGCGTACCACTCGCGCTCGGCTGGGGGCCATTGCTCCTCGGGTGTCCTGCAATGCCGTAGAAGCTCCACAGAGGCCAGGAGAGCGTCCCCGTCTGCTGGACCCCCTCGGGAGTCCCCCGGATCATCGAATGCCGTGGACGGGCCTCTCTGGGCCGTGAGGCGGTGCTGAGGCAGGGCTACCTCGTTCCACTTGTCCACCTTGCCAACGGTGAGAGGGGGGCGACCCAGCGCACGGAACGACAGGGCGTGGAGGGTTCCCACCATCTCGGGGTCCACGGTGAGCCCCCTGGCTGCGATCTCGATGGCGGCTGCCTTGGTCAGCGAGCAGACCGCCACGCCATCCGACCCGAAGAGGTCCACCGCTCGGGGGATCCAGACGGTTGCGAGCGCCGTGGTCTTGCCGCAGCCAGGAGGGCCGTGGAGCTGATAGACCTGGCATACCTTGAGCGGTTCGCGCTGCTGCTCGTCCGTGATCCAAGGGCCGTCCCCGTACTCGTCCATCCCCGCCGCCAGTCCTAGTAGGTCAATTGCCATGCCTTCCCCCCTGTTCTACTCGCTCAATGTGGACACTCGGATGGCTCAAATCTGCGGTTTTGCCATTTTGTTTGGGGGGCAGGGGTAAAGTATTTAGATCCATGCGCGTAAGGCTTTGCTGGCTAGGGGTTTAGGAGGGTGCGGTTCGGCTATTTAGCCATTTAGTCAAAATCGAGGGCGTTTTGGTTTTCACTTTCAAATCCTCCCTAAGGAGGGGGGGTTGAGAACTCAGCCTATACAGCCCCCAGGGGCTTAGAACGGGGGTACCTCCATTTGGTCCTTGACCTGGCCCGTGTTGGGCCAATGGATCGTCGCCCCGTGATTGTCCAGAACGAGCCGAGGAATCGACCATGTGAGGCGCGTCGAGTTCTTGATCGGCGGCTGGTTGCCGCCTGAGCCCACGGCTGGCATCCCCCGATAGCCGACCGTGGACGGGAGGGCTCCGAGCTTCTTGAGCGTCTGGCAGATCTCGTTCTTGGTCCGGCGGTCGCCGTGGTTGGCTTTGAGCCAGCGCATCAAATCACGCACAACGAAGTGGAGCTGCCCCGCCTTGGCGAAGGGTCGCTTGCCCCTGATCGCCGCGCTGCGGGAGGCGAGGGTGTCCCCGTCCAGCACCTCGGAGGACTCCAGCCACTCCCCCAGGGAGTCGAGCATCTCGCCCGCGGGGGTGGCATCCTCGCCCAGTTCCTCGTACCTGACACACTGAAGGATGCTCTGGGCTATGTTGCTCCAGGCCGGATCCTTGTGCCTGTCGATGATCCGTCCCGTGACCGAGGCCACCGCCTCGCGGAACAGCCCAGCGGAGAGGATCGTTCGCACGGTGCCCAGGGTCAGCACCTCCTTGGCCTGGGTGACCATCGCATAGGTCGGGGGGTCGCCAGGGTACCGGACGATGGTGGCAATCTTGGCCTCGCCCTTGAGCCGGATCAGGAGGTTGATGTCATCCACCGTCTGCTCGGCCTCGGCCTCGGCCCGCTCGGGATCTGCGCCTCGCTCGGTCAGCCGCTCGATCACCTCGCGCCGGGAGGAGTCGCCCGACCCTGCCCGTGCGTTGGAGAGCGTGACCCGGTAGTAGGACGAGCGCAGCTTCGGCACCCCGCCGTTCTTGCTGCGGTGGTAGATCAGGGCATCCACGATCTGCTGGTCCGTCCAGCCGAAGCCCACGCCCATCGAGGCGATGCTCATGTCGTACTCGGATTGGGAGTCCAGATCCTTGCGCTTGGCAAGCCACGTCTGGCTGAACTTGGCATCCAGGTCGCAGGCCATGTCGATCATGCGGAGCTGAGGCACCGCGTCCTCGTCAATCGTGAAGGCCACATCGGCCTCGCTGCCAGCGTCCCCGGTGGGGGCCTTGAGGTCTTTGGGGATGAAGATCTCCAGCGCGTCCATGTCGTACCGTGCCCCCGTGTCATTGGTGACCTCGACCTTGGGAGGGCCAGGATATTTTGTATTGCAGGTACCCGGCACCCGGAGGACTCGGGCCAGGTCGCTGGTGTTGTCGATGGTCCAGTCCCTGCTGCGGGCCGCTTCGAGGAGCAGGAGGTAGAACCCATAGCTGACACGCCTGACGCGCTCAAGGCTGGCCGAGTCGGTGATCGGTTCAGGCTCGTCGAAGAGCCAGTAGGCGTGGAGCCCGCCGCCAGTGTCCACGAGGATCGAGGGCTTGATCGGTGCCTGGTCGATGAGCCAGAGCGCGTCCTCCATCGTCGGGGGATAGGGCTTGGACTTCCCCTCGCCGCGCACATCAATGTCGAGCCCAACGCCGGGCCACGCCGCCGCGGATTGTGCATAGCCGCGGCGCAGGCCGAGGTCAGTCTTGTCGCCTTGCTTGGCTGCGAACTGGAGGGCGCGGGCTGGGTCTTGGAGCGCGAGGCCGAAGTAGGAGCGGTCGCTGTATTCGTCCAGGGCCAGGACTTCCACGGCTTCCTCGATGGTTGAACACCACCTGTTCGGGAGGTTGGCGTTTGCCCAGATGACGATCTGGGACTCAGGCGAAACCGAGTCAGCGTATAGCTCGGAGAGGAAGGACGTGGCGGCGGTTCTGTCTAGCATTCTGGGACGGCTCGGGTTCAACAGGTGGACGGTGTGCGGGGAAGGAGGGCGACCCGCCGCACGCGGATCGCCCAAGACAAACTACCTCAGCGGTGGGGGGGCCACCGCCTCAAGGCCTCAGTCAGCGAAGGCCGAAGCCATCGCCTTCCTGTAGCCCACCATCTGGTGCAGCTCGTCCTTAGTCAATGTCCGCAGCTTGCGGTACTCGATCACCGAGTAGTTGTTGTTGCCGCTCTGCTTCTTGGTGAGTACCAGCTCGGTGACCACGCCAGACGGGTGGCCTCCCTCACCGATCAGTCCCAGGGCGTACTTCTGGAACGCCTTGAGCGATGTGCGCGGGACAGAAAGGATCACGGGCAGAGCCGTGCCGGGAATGAACCCGACGATCCTGCCCCGCTTCGCGCAGTCCTGTCCCTTGCCGCCGTTGCGGTCACTTTCCCACTGGGCGAACTGGCAGGATCCGCACTCGTGCGCTGCCTGCTCGGCAGACTCGTCACTCGTGGGGTTGCCGAAGCCGTTCACGCTGTCCTGCGATGTGCAGTCCGGGGCGCTGTCACCATCGCCAGCCTCCTCGGGTGAGAGGCGGTACCAGGATCTCAGCTTGAGGTTCGCTGTGATGACGATGAACTCCAGGGCCTTGAAGCTGTCCACGCCTGAGGTTGTCTCGACCTCCCAGAACTGCCCGCCACCTGCGGGCACCTTGAGCTTGGTCAGCAAGCTGGCATCGAGTCCGTACTCGGATGCCACCGTGGCGAGGGCGTTGCCACCTTCCCCGAAGGCAGCGAAGTTTGAAGCGGGGGAAACTGTGAGCCCTTGCGGGTCTGTCTTTTCTTTTGTCATGGTATCGTTGTTGTTATGAGTTTAGGTTCCTCAAGGCGCGACTCGAAACCGAGCCGCCCTTGGTCGTTTGCGTCACGCGGACAGATGAGTCTGCGTAAACATCCAGCGCCGACTTGATGCTGGGTGGAAGTTGATCGTCAGCGAGTTGCTCACGGACGAAGGCTGAGAGGGTCTGGCTGTTGACCGCCTCCTTGATGAGGTCGCCGAAGCCATGCTCGCGCAGCGCATCGTTGAGCCGCTCGTTGTCGCCTTCGAGTGCCCTGGCCCTGAGAGTCTCGTGGGGAAATATCGTAGCGGTGCCGCCGTCAACCTCAAGACGCATCTGGGATACGCCGTCCTCAATGAAGGCATCCAGAATATCATCGGTCAGGGTCTTCTTCACCTCGCGGATCCGAGCGAGGTCAGCCTTGACCCGCTTCTCCTCTTGGACGCAGGCGACGAATTCACGGTACAGGTCGGTGTTGCTCATCGCGTCCCCTCCTCGAAGCGATCAGCTCGGGCATCGGCTTCGTCTTCCAGCTCCCTGGTCCAGCGAGGATCGCCCGCCAGGAGGATCTGCGCCTTGAGATCTTCGATGCAAGCCTGGGCAGCGCGTACTCGCTTGGCGAGTGAGCCGTGAGGCGGGCAGGGTATCGCATCGACTTTGGCCGAGATGCGTTCGGCTTGCGTGGTCACTGCTTCGATCAGCAGGACCATCGGGTCAAGTGTTGTCATGTGGTAAGTTGGTTTGGATGCCGAGGATTCGACACCTGTGCTTTGAAGTTTAGGGATCCGCTGGGGGGAGGACCAAGGGAAATCCCAGAAAATTGACGGGGACGCTCTACTCGTCACCGTAGGGGCCTAGGTCGTAGATCATGTCCACGCATCCCAGGGCCTTGATCGTCGGGTCCACGTCCCGCTCGCTGTGGCCTGCGTAGATCCCCGACCCGTGCCAGCGCAGCTCGCGGTTGGTGAGGACCACGGTGCCCAGCGGTGCCCCCTGGTGGTGGAGCAGTTGCGTGATATCGGAGACGATCCAGTAGGACAGGGACCGCGGAGCCCCTGATCCAGCGATGCCGAGCGGGTGCGTCCACAGGCTTGAGAACCTAGGCCGCCAGCCGGAAGCGTCAGTCTCCTTGAACTCCATGACCATCGCCATCGCCTCCTTGTTCACCTCGTAGACCTGCCGCCTGGTCGAGTCGTTGAGGGCCATCTCGTTCGATAGCTCGTAGTGGCGGTGCCTCTCTAGGTTGGCAGCCAGGGTGCCGCGGTCCACGGCCTGCTGAACCAGAGCGGATACCCAGACGCACTTGCCGATGTTGAGGAGCGGCAGGCTCAAAGGAACGATACCTCGCCATCGCTCGAAGCCCAGCGGCTCCCGCGGTTGTCGGTCGGAGCCGCGGCCTCTGGTGCCATCGCCTGGGCCAGCGTGGTCGCAACGAACAGCGTGTCCCGCTGGACGCGGATAATGATCTCGCGGATCGAGTCCTCGGGTGATTGGCCCTCGACCTCCCCCAGGCGAAGGAGTAGGAGCTTGGCCGTGGCCTGGTCCGCTGAAGCGTCGAGCTGCGCGGTGATTCCGTCGAGTGGTCCTTGCATATCGTTCTAGTTTACAGGGTTGGTGTCAGTCCGTACACATACAGGGCAGCGTGTCCTCGCCGTCAGGGGGAAACAGTTGCCCCTGGTTCTTGGCGGTTTCCATCATCGCGGCATAGCTAGGCCGGTCATTGCGAAACCGCCCCCCGCCTGGGGATGACTTGAGGGGGATGGATTCCGCTTTCACCCACCAGTCGAAATGTTCAGGCATCTCGACCATCAGATTCATCAGCTTGGATTTCCCTTTCAAATAGCATCCGACACAGTTCGACGTGTTGCCTAGGACTGGTAGCCCTAGGTCGAACGACTGCTCGGACCACCACTTGAGGACATCAGCCTCGGTGTGCCGGGCCGCATACATCGGGCAGGTAGGGGCCTCCCTAGCGTTGTCCCCCTTCAGCTTATGAACACGGCGTGGCTCATCAAAGCGGAGCCCGACCGCGTTCGTGTAGCCGTCTGAGAATCCTGGGAGGGTCTTCAAGTAGCGGTCGAGAGTGCCGATCTTGAGGTTCGCCGTACAGATCCGCGCCATAGGGTTAGGTAGGTAGTTCTTTTTTTCGATCAGCTCAGTAAACGGCTCGCCCCCACGGCGGGCCGAGCCGAAGTCCACAACGCGATAGGCGGGTTTGTTGTCGTTCAGGCAATATTCCAGCCAGGTAATGTCCACCCCCCAGTTCTTGGCGCAGGCATCCACAAAGTCATAGGTGGCCTGATGCTCAAGCCCAGTATTCTGGAAGCAGACCTTGAGGCTCTCCGGTTGCCCACCGTGGGCATCGAGGGTCTTGCGAAGCAGAAAGCCGCTGGTCCGGCCCCCTGAGAAGGAGACAACGGCGGGGAGGTCGAGTAGGTATGGGTTGGTCATTTGTTCTCCTCAATCTTACGCAGGATCTCGCCCTGCGCTCTGTCCGACTGTCCAGCGATCACGCAGAGCGCGTAGCCTAGCACCAGGCCCCCCGCAGCAACGAGCGCCAGAAGGATTCCGAGGATGACGCTCATAGCTGCGCCTCGACCTTGCGCCAGTATCCCACTGTCGCCCTCTTGCGGTGCCCCTTCGGCCCGCCGTTGTGGATCCGTGCGACCTTCTCGACATCGGCCAGGGTGCCAAGGCCAGCCCGCAGACGCTTGACCTCGGCCTTCGCATAGCGGCCCATGTAGGCCCGCACCACGCGCTCTGAATAGTCGAGCGAGGTCAGGCAGTCCTTGTAGTTCTTGAGCGAGCTGTCGCGCTCTGCCGCATCGAAGTGGTATGCCAGATGGATCTGGAGCGGACCAAGCGCGGCGCCGTTGTCGCCCACCGCGCCGATGCCACCATCGGGCTCGCCGCCCGTCTCGACCTGACGGATCGCGGCCAGGGCCTCGGTCATCGTGTAGGTCTTGAGACTCGATCCGAAGAGCGGGGCGGCAAGGGCCAAGAGTGAGAGGATGAGGAACTTCATACGGTGCCCTCCGAGTCAGCGGAGCGTTTCATATACTCCTCGGCGATCTCCTCAATCTGGTCGTGCTTCACGATGTCGATGAGTTCCATCAGTAGGTAGCGCTGGAAATCTGCGGAGTCGCGTACTTGGGAGAGGTAGCTTTTGCCTTGGTCTTGGGTCTTCATTGTGCGGTTTGGGGTTCGGGGTTTGAGATCATCGACAGGATGCTGCCGACAACGGAGTGCCGAGCGCGGAGTGCGCCCCGCACCTTTTCGTCCACCGTGTCTCTCGACACGATATGGTAGTAAGTCACAGGCTTCTTTTGGCCTGGGCGGTGTACACGCTTCTCGCTCTGCAAGTAGGTGCCCAGGTTGAAGCCCGTGGACAGGTATACCGCGTACCGGGCTCGGGTGAGGTCGATGCCCTCGGAGCCCGTGGCGATCTGCACCGCGAGGATGCGCTTGCGCCCAGCCTGCCAGTCGGCCAGCTCGTCCACTCGGCCAGACAGCTCGGCCACCTGGTCCCCGCCGACACTGGCCACGGCCATCATGTCGGTCCTGAACACGCCGAAGACCACCACGGGCTCGTCCGTCCCCTCGATGATCTCGCGCAGGGCATCGGCCTTGCTCGTGTCGATCTCGACCGCGGAGCGTATCACCTCGCCGTCAGGGCCTTCGCCCATGTCGATCACCGCCGTGCCGCTCGTGAGCTGCTGGAGCCTGAGCAGTTGCACGAGCGCGTTGGAGGCGTTGATCGTGCCGCCTTCCACGCCGGCCACGAAGTCAGACTCCAGGGATGTGTACGCCTTGCGAGCCTTGGGGCACAGGTCCACACGGATCGTCTCGTGGATCTCGGGCGGGAGGTCCAGCTCCACGTCCTCGGGCTTCGGCTGGAAGGTGATCCGTGCAAGCTGCGCGGCGAGGTAGTCCATGCGCCTGAACCCCTTGACCTCTCGGCCCTGGTAGCCACCGAGGATGGCGTAGCGGTGCTTGAAGCTGAAGAACGATGTGCCCAGGATCGAGCTGTCCAGCGCACGAAGCTGGGACCAGATGTCGAGCGCATCGTGCGGCATCGGCGTTCCACTCAGGGCGATGCGCCGGGGGATCTTGGCCGTGATCCTCGCCGCAGCCTTGGCCGTCTTGCCGTTCGGGTTCTTGCACTTGTGCATTTCGTCGCAGATGACCGCGTCGAAGCCCTGCTTCTTGATCCAGACCTCGACTGCCTCGCTGCGGATCGCGTCCCAGTTCAGGATCACGGCCACGGGTGCGCCCCCGGCGTGGAGGATCTTGCGGTCCACCACGGACAGCCGCTTGGTCAGGCCACCCTTGATCTCGGCGGCAACGATCCAGGGGCGGGCTCCCCACTGCTCGAACTGCCCAGGCCACACGCTGGCGACTGCTGCCTTGGGGCACAGGACCAGCACCCTCTTGGCCTTCAGATTGTCGAGTGCCTCCACGGCGACCCTGGACTTGCCTAGTCCCATGCCCATGTGGAGGTATGAGGCTGGGTGGCTCAACACGAAGTTGAGGGCCTGCTGCTGGTGGGTCCAGAGCTTCATGCTTGCACCTCCCGTAGATCTTGCGGCTTATTGGCAGAGTGGTAGACCTCTTCCATGATCTGCGCGGCTTGCTCCAGCTGGATGGCCTCTTGCTCGATCCGAGAGACGAAGTCGAGTTCGTCCAGATAATCTTGGGCGGCTAACCATTTGGCGACCCTGGCGTACAGGTTCTCGTCTCCGTTGACTTTGTTTAGATTGTCCTGGCTCATGCCTGCACCTCCTTCGCCGTCAGGCGGCAGTATTCGACCCAGTTGCTCGGCGCACCCCACTGGGTGCCCTCGGCGTGGGTCAGACTCTCCACCGCCAGACTCTTGAGTGCTTCGATATAGCTGTACGCCTCGGAACTCTCCCAGTCGTTCGTCTCACACGCCTGATACGCGAAGCACTTGGCGGCCATTATAACCTGGGGAACCGTGAAGATCCTGAACGGCGGGACTCGATGCTCGGAGTACCTGAGCGAATCGCCGCACGGACCACCGGGGTAGTCCTTACTGGCTACCGTGTCCGGGTAGCGGTACTCGATGGACCTGATGTTCTCGTCCCAAAGCATCTGGCCCACCTCGGCGGGGTCCATCATGCCCGGAACCAGCACCGCCTGTGCCCCGCATGACCCAGCGATAGCCTTGGTCGCCTTGCTCCAGATCAACGGGCTACTGGCCGTGTCAAAGTGCCGTCCGGCTTCCACCAGATAGGCGATAGTCCCACGGTCTACAATGTAGGCGCTCATGCTCCTGCCTCCTCAGCGTCAACGCTGTGAAGCCAAGCGACCGCGCCATCCATCGAACCGAACGCGGAGCGCGGGGCACCGAGAGCCGTGCAGATCAGACGGATCTGCCACCCGGCGGGGGGGCGTGAGTTCTTGCCACCAGGCCAGCCGACCCAGGATCCGATGGTCGGCGCAGCAACGCCCACCTCTTCGGCGAGGTCTGCTTGCGTCCAGCCGTGGTCGCGGAGGATGAAGGTGAGGGCGGGGCCGTGCCACCCTGCGGGACCGGGATCGTTGGACGGGCGGCCCGCGGTGGGGCGGTCTTGTGTGTTGGGGTTATTCATTGGTTCTGTCTTTTGGTTTATACGATAAGGGCAAATAGGAGCAGGGCTCCCATGAAGATGTAGGACGCGAGGTCGTTCTTGGGCTGGGTCATGGTTTCGGGTTCAGGGGTGTGGCCCGCGGGTTCAGGCGGTCGGTTTCCTCGTCATGCTCGGCATCGAACTGAGCCAAGCAGGAAAGGCAGAATGTGTAGGGGCTGGTGGCGGTGATCTCGCAGGTCGTTTCAGCGATGTACTCCTCGCAGTCGCAGCAGTGGACGGGGAAGGTGGGGGTCTTCATGGAATCAGAAAGAATACAGCGCAGACTCACAGTCGGAGCAGAGCCCGGTGCGTTCGATAGGCTTCTGGCATCCGTCACATTCGTGCGGGCATTCAGCGGAGCGCCTGCGCTCGTCGTCCTCGCAGACCAGCACCTGCACCCAGGCGGTTTGCTTTGGGCTCAGGTCGCCCTTGCGACTGCTTAGACTGAACGCGAAGTCGCCAGCGATGTGGCCGCTCAGGACTCGCTGGGCGAGCTGGGTCAGGGCCTCCCAGTCCTCGTAGGGGGACTCGACGGACCGCGTTCCGTTCTTCGTGGCGACTGTGTAGGTGATGGGCATGGTAGTGGTTTCGATTTGAGGTTTCGGTGGACGGGGAAGGGATCAGACGGTGAAGGATGCCCAGCGGATAAGTCGAGCGGGCAGGGTCGTAACTTCTCGGGCGGCCTCGATGGCGGCAAGCTCGCTGCTCGCGGTGAGGGTGATGTCTTCGAATAGGTCAGCGACTCGGATGTGGACGGTGTAGGTCATGGTATTGGTTTTGGTTGGTGGTTTCGGGTGCCGAGGGGGGAAGTCCCTCTCGACCTTTGAAGTATCGGGCAAAGGCCCTCAGAGCGCAATCACTATTCCCAGGAAATCCCAGACAATCGGCAGAACCCCCTCCTAGGCGCAGCCAGCGGGGGTATCGGCCAAAAGAAAAGGGGCCGCCAGCCGCGAGGCCAGCGACCCCAGCGGTCGGCACGGGAGACAGATAACCCTAGCCAGCCGCCAGTTTCTCTTGGAGCGCGGTGATCTCCGCGAGCTGCTCCGAGGTCATCTCTCCCCGCGCCACGGCGGCCTGGGCCACAGCGACCGCGCCCTCCATGACTCCAGCGGGGGAGTCGTTCGAGTGCTTGGCCCCCAGGGCCTTGAGGACCGAAGCCGCAGCGGCTCCCAGGTTGCCGCGCATCGTGGCGGCCAACGCCTTGCCCGCGTGTTTCCTGGCACGGGTACTCAGCGCGAGGACGGCGATGGACGAGGCGAAGGGGATCAGGGGTTGGAACGGCGCAGGGATGAAAGGCCCCGCCATCTGGAGGAAGCCACCGACTACGGACGAGGTGCCCTTGCTGATGATCTCGCGCTCGTCCTCCACGGCAGCGCCGTACTCGTTGACCACCGCCTGGTGGGCGCGTTGCAGATCGAGGAACCGGGCGACCTGATCGGAGACACCCTGGGCATCTCCCGCCTTGACGGCGGCGGCCACGGCGAGAGCCGAGCCCTCGGCCTCGTCTTCGAGTTCAGCGACCATTGCCTCAAGGGCTTCGATGTTCGCTTGGTGCGCGACAAGCTCCTGGCGGTCGGCATCGGAGAGCGATGAGTTGGCGAGGCCCCGCAGCGTCTCGCATCCAGTCAACAGGGGGACGGCAACGAGTGCCGCAATGA